CGGCTCGAAAGGCCAGAAGGGGCGTTTTTAAGAGGATAGTTGTTAGGTAGTCGTTTAATCCCATGTTTGCTTCTTGTGCTTTGGCTCTGAGTAGTTCTGCGACTTCTGTCTTTAGACATATGCCTGTCATTCCTGGTTTAGGCATTTTTCTTTTCGCCCTCCTTACGTTTAATGTTTAGGGGTCTGCGGTTTTTAAATGGCAGTAAAGAATTTTTTGTAGCAGTTTGTTCTTGGAGTGCGTGGGCTTCTTCCTCTTCAAGCGTCGGAAAGCCTCTTCTCTCACGCCACAGGCTTCGCAGCACGATCAATTTAGCTAAGTAAAAGTAGCCGCCTTCCCGTAGCTCTTTCTTGGTGGCTGTTATGCCTTTGAAATCTTCGCCCATGGTTTTGGCTCGCTCCATCTGATAAAGCTCCTGAGCCTTCTCCCAGATCAGCGGTCGGACGTAGGGCCAGAATTTTCCTTTAACCTTAACTTTTGGTGTGGTCATATGTCAATCCTCTCGGTTCTGCCGAAATATGGGCAGCCTTCAAGTGTTACGTAAGGATGTTTAAGCCATAAGGCTCTGAGTTGCTGGCAGATTTTATGCGGTGTGAGCTGTTCTTTTTCGCGTGTGTATGTTACTCTGTTTGCCATGATTATTGGTAGGAGAGAGATGAGTGGGCAGTCGGGGCAGAGTTTAGGCTCTTGGGTTTTTGATTTGGACAATTTCTTCATACCTCAGGGTTTCTATGGCGTTTTCGATTTTCTTGTCTGGGATGGGCAGGTCTATAATGTAGTCGGCGATTTTTCTGGCTTCTTTGGGGTTTTCGGCTTTGACTATTAGGATTATTTCTACTAAGTAATTGGGCATAATTTTCACCTTTCCCAGTTTGCGAGCGCGAAGCGGTTTGCCTTAGTTTGTTTAAAGTGTAGGTTTAGCCTCCGCAGATAATCCAATAGATGGCTAAATTCGTGCAAGAAAATGAAGCGGATTAATTCGTTTGGGTTGTTGAAGGTTACTGTTTGGTTAAGATATCTGTAGGCGTATGGGTAAACTTGTTTTGTTCCAACTGCGAATTTTTGGGTTAGCGGGTAAGTGTTTTTGGGGTTTACTGCGATTTCTATCTGTTTCTTTGAGGGCGTGCATCTTCCGCCGAAGGGGTGTTTTCCGTTTTTCCAGCGGATTATGACTTTCCAGTCGTCTAAGGGTTTTGCAATTTTTATTGGCAGCTTGAAATCTTTTCCGTATTCGACTTTCCATTCTTGTTTGTTAGTTAAGTCGTTAAGAAAAACAGGGAGGCTTGTTTTGTTTATCACTTGCATTTTAGAGGTCTCCTTGAAAGGTTGCACAAGAAAAAATGGAGGGAGCGAAGTTTGCTTGGTCTTTTAAGTATTGGATTTCTTGGAGTAATTGAAGCTCTTGGAGTTGTAGCATTAAAATTTCGTCTTGGAATGGGTTGCTGTCGAAGTCTTGTGAGTCTTGAAGGCTTAAGCGGAAGGCGTAAATCTTGTTTTGCCTTATTTTACGTCTTATTTTTGCTAATTCTTTTATTTTTAAGCTTATTTCTTTATTTACTTGCATTTTAACCTACCTCGGTAAAGCTTAGGCTAATTTTCTAAATTTGGGTTAGAATCGCTTCCAAGTGAAAAATAAAGCCTGAAAAATGCGGATTTCACTTGACGGTGCAGAAAAACGGATTTTTTATGTGAGATTTAAAAATTTAGAAGATTACTTTTCAGTTTTCAGCGTGAAACCCACATGAACCATAAAAGGTTAGCTTGGCTCATAAGGTAATACTCAAAGTTTTTATGTGGAATTGAAGAAAATCTTAATATATCCGCTATAGTTGAAGTATTAAATTTGCACGGAGACATCTATTAATGTTTGAATGTGACAGGGTTATTCTCATAGGATTTATTACTGGTTCTCTTTCAGGAGCGGCAGTGGCGGGAACATTAATACTAAATAATGCGATAATTGCGTGGGGAATAATCGGACCCCTTGTAGGACTCGTTGCATTATATCTTCCACGACGTAAAGAATGGATTAAAAAAGAAAAAAACTGTGTAGAAATCCAAGAAGAGATTGCTAAAATGTTAAAGGAACATGAAAAGATACCGAATACATGAAAGAACAAGAATATGGAAGATGGAAATGGAAGATTTAAAAAAACTGAACTATATGCTCACAGAGCGAAGTAAAGAAATACTAAGACTAAGAGAATCCATTCAAAAAGGGGAGACCATTCAAAAAAGGGCATCTAATCTTTTAAGCTCAATACATGGAAGGTATCGGAATTTACTTGAACAGAACTTATTGCAGCTATTGGATGGAAAAGTTACACTTACAGTTAGAGATTTTTACCAATTCTGGACGGATCTGCACGTTGATAATAACGTGGTTTTTTTTAGGTGCACAAGTAGAATTGATCCGAAACATTGGTTGGGTCCAGATATGCAGTTATACGAAAGAAGACAAATTGCTAACATCAAGGACTATGAAAATAGAGATCCTAAAGATAAGGAGAATCTAAATAAACTGATCAAAGATAAGCTGAAAGTTCTGACATTTGATGGAAAAAATAACTTTGAAAGAATTTTCATAATTGAACAAATAGAGATCAACGATAACAATAAGCTGGACGATTTGATCTCGGTAATTAGCCGTCAGGTTAAGGGAGGGATTCACGTTAAGACCATTTGTGTTAAAAGCAACGAAATACCCACGTTTAGTCGGCCACAAGACTTCGGCATAGTGATAACAGAGATAAAAAACCCTAAAGATATCAAATCGGCTAACGTACTGATAAAACTGTTAATGTACTTAGATGTTGGCAAAAGGAAGGAACATAAGGCTTATCTGTGGACGCCAGAAGGAGGACATATTTTCTTCAATGAAGAAACCATTAAAGATTTTGAAGGGTATTATTCCAGAATAGAAAGAAAGTCTTTCCCAGTCAAAACCGAAGATCCGGAAGAGATTAAACAAGATATCTTGAGACAATTCAAAAATGTTATTGACATTTCTGAAATATATGAGAATAGATGTTATAATTGTTTATGGGATGCAGAACAAGTAGTGAAAGAGAAGAAATGGGAAGAGGATAAGACACCAAAACGCACATGGTTTGAAATTGTTGCGGAAGAAAACGGTTTTCTTCGTGATATTTTGCTAACTGAAAAACCAAGAAATATTTTGGAAATCGGATGCGGAGCTGGAAGAGTCATAAGGTTTGCATTAGAGCTTGAAAAGTGCGAAGGATCAAATCCAAACATAAGATGGCATTTATCAAGCGTTGAAGGATACGAACAAAACACGGATATTTGTTTAATACTCAAGGACTACTTTAGAGGTGATAGCCGCGTCATTATTCACCGTGGTTTAGTTGGAAAAGATGCTAAGTCTGGTAGATTTCACCATATTAAAGAAGAGCATAGGGATCGTTTTGATATGGTCTTGGCTGTGTCAAATCTTGTAGGCTGGCAAGATAATGAAGAAGAATGGATACGGGAGGTCCTTAAAGCAGGAGAAAGCCTTTTTTTCACAGTTTACAAAAAAGGACACGAGTTAGAACGGGCAAGAATGTATCAAGCAGCAGGCGACATCATCACCTTTAGAGAAGACGGAAACATCGAATTAATAGTGGACGCTTTCCAAGATGAGAAGCACGTTACAAAGGCATACAATCCTGATGAAATTGAGGCAATAATAAGGAGTGTCGCTTCCAAAGAACCTCTGCAAAAACCCGAGCGGTTTGATGGAAAGTATATGTTTGGATATTTGCTAAAAAAGAAATAACGCCAGCAATTATATAGCTCTTGTCATATAATGAAAAGGAGCCGCAATTAGAGAAAAAGACATCAAAAAACCGCTAAAATATTATTAAACTTTTGATTTCCTTTTCAAGGTAGAACTCTGCCAAAAGAGGTAAACTTTTGTTTGCATTAAAAACCCGCATACTTTTATTAGATGTGCAAGTCTTTCAAGACTTGCTTTCTTTATCTCTTTAACGTAGTCTTTCTTATGTCCGAAAAGCAAATGCGGAAAGAAGTATTTCATGAAGCGTGTATGGCAATGCTTGATGAATGCTTCTTTTATGATTGCTACTTCTGTTTTGCTTAGAGTTTGCAACTTGTCTAAAACGTGTTTTTCGCTCCCAAGTAGCTGAATGTTGAATTCAAGTTGGCTGAGGATTGCTGCTATTTTTAAGGCTTCTTTTGGTGGTGGCTGCTGGGCTATTTTCTGCATTCCTGCTTTTTCGGCGAAAGGGTTGTATTTTGCCATGACGGCCGGCATTTCGACATATGGCGTTCCAGCTAACGGCAATGTTTCCTTGACGAGTTTTGCGCCTAAGCCTATTGTTCGGTATTTTGGATGAACGACAACTCGGCTGATTATGCTTAGCTTTTGGTTCAACCCTTTCATCGGCATTTTCGGTAAGACAAGTCTTCGTCCAAAGCATGTGGGTGGCGGATAGCAGTAAACGATTACTCCGCAGAGCTCTTCTCCACGGTTCAGACAGAAGATTTTCCGAGGCGCAGCTATCTTGTGGCTGCGATAGTGGAAGCTCGCGAGTTTTCTCCAGTCTTCTGTTGTGCCTTCTGTGATCTGCATTTGCTTTGTGAGGCTGCATTCTTTGGCTGGCTTGTTTGGATAATAGTTTACAGTTATTTCTTTGCCGAATCGTTTGTGAATGTGAATGCTGGGAGCGAGATCCTCGAATAAGTCTGTGTGGGTTGTTGCTGCCAGAACCGCTTTGCCTTGTTGCCTTGCGAGTTTTTGAAGGTTGTAGGCTACGATTTTGGCGGTGTCCCGATCAAGGGTTGCGGCGAACTCGTCCATTATCCAGAATTGGGCTTGGCTTTCAATCATTTTCGCTATCTTGTATCGGTATTTTTGTCCGTCGCTAAGCTGCTCATAACTGCGCAGAAAAAGGAATGCATCGTTTAATCCTACTTTGCTCAGAAACTCCAAGGCTTCTTCAAGACTTTTGCCAACAGTTTCGATGAGCGGCTTATCTGGTTCTGGCTTAATGTCTGCGATGTTTATGCAGCTTAAACCCATATCTCTGCGGATATCCTTCTCTAAAGCCTTCAAAAGGACAGATTTTCCGCTTCCACTATCCCCTGTAATATAAACAACGTCAGTCTGCGCAATCTTTAACTCAACATTGTCATAAACCACAAACTTTTCCCATTGATCAAGTCCAAGCCCGAAGCCCTCTGCAACTCCTACGACTCTTTCTGTTGGCTTGGGAGCAGCAGTCTCGTAGGCTATGTTGATTATGAATTTGCCTGTTTCTCGGTCATACTGGCGGGCGTATTGGCGTATACGGAAAAACTCTTGTCTTCTCATCTTGTTACGCCTGTAATCTTGCGCTTCTGGAGCTTCTCTCTTAGTTTCTTTAGCCTATTCTTGGCGCTCATAGTGGTCATCTTGCGATTTTGTGGCGGCTTAGGTGGCTGGTTTTGCTTCGTAAAGCGTATAGGTAATCAGCCAAGAGAGGCGGTTCGCGTCCCAGCTCTAACGTGGTTTCAAGGGTCTGCGTTTTGGCGTCAACATGATATTCAGTGCTTAAGATGCGGAAGTCTGAGTCTATGTTTTCGTTCGGTATTGTTACGTGGATTTTGTCTCCAGGTAGGAGCGGTGTGTTGCCGTAGTCTATGACTGTGGTTTGTATGGTCAAGTGTTCGGCTGGATTTTTCAAGTGGTTTAAGAGGGCTTTGGCTCTTAGCATGCAAGTGTTGTCGCTGTAAAGCTCCTCATCAACTTCGACGAGTTCTCTTAAGCCGTAGGCTTGTTGGCTTGCGGGGTCTTCTTGAGTACTTTTCCATTTGCCGTATCCAAAATGGAATTGGTCGAGCCACCAGTTACCAGAGCTAAAGTAGTTTTGGTCAACTGCTATGCCTATTTGCTTAACGAAATCCCAGTTAAACAAAGTGTCAACCCAGTCCCATTCATCAGCATATTTGGCTCCGGCGTTGATTATGACTTTTTCCCATGAGTTAATTTTAGAGAGACTGAAGCTTTTGGATGCGCTGTTATTCCAGTAGTCAATTGCGTTTATCCAGCATAATTTAGAGTGTTTGTCATCAATCATGAGGGCAAGACTGATTTTTGGAAACTCGTTAAGGTTTACTGTTTGTCCTTGGTAGAATATGAAGTCAATTCTTGTGTAATACATGTAACTTTCTTCGATGACCTTGATGCTTTTGTTTCCAGCATACTTATAGACGGTGTCAAGATCCAGGGTTGTAGAGCCTGTCATGGGACTCCATTTTCCATAAACAGCATGTTCAAGATCTCCGGTCTCTGGGTTTTTAGTCAAATCCTCTGTTAGCGTGTCACTCCAGGGTCTTCCATCCACATCCATTGGGAAAGGCCTGTCTGCAGTGCCGTAAACTGTTATTTTGTTGCGGATGCTGTGAATGCTTTTCCTATATTCGCTTACCTCAATTTTTTCTGAAAGGCTTACAGGCGAAGTTTTGCTCAGGCGTGGGAAAAACTCGAATTTTCCGTCTGGAGCAACACGAAAGTCATAGCCTATGACGCCGTTTTTGTCTGATGAGCCCGCAATGTACGTGAGTATGTCAAAAACTGGCGTGTCTTGATACTCCAACCGTGTGTAGGTGGTGTCCGTGTCTTCGACAAGCTCTGTTGAATCCCTAACATGGCTTAAACCAACATAATAATCGATTAAATCCTTGACTATCTCCTCGCCCTTCTTGTTCTCGTAGGTTTTTGTTACGACACGTCGGAATAAGCGTTCTCCCCAGCATCTGCCACTAACACGCAAGTAATTTTCTGTTGGTGTGGTTTCATACTTGACAGCTTCAACACGACAGGTGATTATTTGCGGGACGTTTGTGCCTCTTCCAATGTCTATGTGTCCGTCCATGCCCACACTAATCGGGTAAGACCCGTCTGGACTGTATTTCTTATCCCAGTTTTGCAGTAAAAGCTCGAAGCTGCTGACTTCGTTTGTGCAGCCCAAATGCACCTTTAAATCAATAGCGTCGCCCTGTGGAATTCCGTAAGGACCAAGTGCGATAGTGATTTTTGGAATTTCAACGCTCAAGGCTATTCAACTCCACGTCTATACAGCTCCTCTTCTCCAGCTCTGCGAACACTTCTACCACGTTCTGGCATCTCAGCCACAGCCTCATTGAAGCTTTGAACAGAAGCAGTTGCAGCATTCATCTGACTTGCAAAATACCACATGGCTGCAGCAGCTGCCACAATAACAGCGATGCCTACTCCAGTTAAGGCGAGCCAAGTCGCATAGGAAATGTTTAAGGCGTTTTGAGCAGCAGTGGCAATCCAGCAGGCTGCAGCATACACTTTCTGGGCTACGGCTACGCCCCAGGATGTGCGCATAAACATGCCCAACACGGTTACAACCATCATAGCAGAATTGAAAACTCGAGCCTGTTGGTCATTGAGTAAGCCAAACTGGTGGGCTATATGCCCAATAGCAGTGCCGGTAGCTCCTAAACCTGCAATGGCTGCGCCAAGGCTTTTTATTCGTACACTTAAGGCTTCAGCGTCAGACTGGATTCTGGCAAACTCGTGGCTTGCACGGTTAACAGCCCTTATGGTTATGGCTATTTCTCTGAAGCTCATTCTAAGCCAGCCTCCGTTTTTGCCGAGTCAAAAGCCTCGCAAATGATGGCTTCGAGCTCTGGGAGATGTTCTTGAATAGCTGGGTAAAGGTAAGGCTGCGCCTGCATGTAACGTGTGCCAAGCTCAACGAATAGGGCGTAGGTGGCTTCTGCACCTATTTCGGCAACCCACTCGCTTATCTTTGCGTAAATTGAGCTTCTCAAATGTCCAGTTCTTACTGGTGCGAGTTGCTTGGCGAAGGCTTTGATGTCTGCTGCCCAGCTTGCCAACTGCCTG